TAGTTCTTTGATTAAATTAACGCTGTTAGACGTAACTAAATATTCATTCCTTTGCATAACATCTATTCCGTAGTTAATTGAATCTTTACCTTTTGTAACGCCTTTAATTGTTATACCGTAACGCTTAATTTCTTCAATGCTTTTAGGCTCGCTCGAATCAGCATATACGGGTACGTGTTTTGGTAGTTCCTTTGCGATATCTGAATTTAACATACCCGTTTGATACTTCAATTCGTTTAAAATTCGTGTACCGTTGTAATTGTATATTTCTATTATTGCCGTAGGGTCATTCGTGTAACCGAAGTCTAAACCTATACCGATTAACTTTGCGTCTTTTGGTAAGTTGTCGATTGTTTTCCAGTTACTGAATATAACGCCTTCTAACATTCCTATTTCACCAAGTCCGTAGACACGCCACCAATTAGCCCAGTATGCGCTTGTTTCGGCTTTTAAACGATTTTTTTCTATTTGTTGAACTATACTATTGTCAAGCGCTTCGTTGTCTTTGTAGGTCAAAATTAAGAAGTCGCTATCAGGTTCGTCTTTTAGTTCTTTGTGTACCCAAAACTCATTTGCTGGATTGAAGTCTAAATATATAGCTTTCTTTGTACGTATAGCAAGTTCGTTATAACTTTCAAAGGTTACGTTATTACATTCGTTTATATATAGAACGTCACGCCTTGCACCTCTTAATTTACTTGAATCGTCAGCACTAAAAAATTCAAAGCTGCTTCCGTTTAAAAATTGATAGGTTAATAACGATTTGTTAAATTGATTTTCGTGCCATTTATTCATCCACTTCATTAGCTTAATAAAGTCCTTTAAAGCACCCCTACGTAAATGCGGAATACTTTCAGCTACTACGCTAACTTCAAGACCGTGTATTGCAGAAGCACGTGCAATTAAAACGGATAATATTCCGTAAGTTTTCGCCGCACTTGTGCCACCCTGAATAATACGAACTCGCTTTTTAAGTTTGAGTATTTTATTCGTCGAAGTCGTCCGCAGAAACATCAGGGAAAATTGGTTGTTCTAAAACTGTTTGTTCAATTTGTTGTAAAGGCGCACCGTAACCTGAATCCATTAAAGCCTTATATGCTGCTACATCGCCTTCACGTGCTTTTTTAATTAGCGCTAAAGTCATTAAATCTTCTTGGCTCATTGTTTCTTCAGCACCCGTTAAAGGGTTTTTAAGCTTTTGATTTACCTCCAGCCAGTACTTTGCTATTGTGCTTCTATTCTTTGCGCCTTTAGGTCTGCCGTTAGGGTTTCCGCTTTCGCCTTTTTCAAATGGTTTTAATGTACCTCCGTTTTTTCCTTCCATAACTCTGTTTTTACATTGTTTCTCCGTTCTTCTTAATAACTAAACTTGGGTCTAATTTTTTCATACGGTCAATTATTACTTGACAATACTTCGGGTCTAATTCCATACCGTAACACTTGCGTTTAAGTTGATGTGAAGCTACCATTGTTGAACCTGAACCTAAAAATAAATCAAGTATGTTCATTCCCTCTTTGCTTGAATTGTTTAGTGCGTTTTCAATTAAAGGAATTGGTTTCATTGTTGGGTGTAAATCGTTTTTTAATGTTCTTTGAAATTCCCAAATATCTTCTTGTTTGTATCTTTCTCCGTAAAATGAATTTTCAGGACATCCATAAACAATTGGCTCATATCTACTTTTATAATCTTTGCCACTTAATGTAGCTTGATTCTTTTTCCATATTATAATAGACTTCCAATTAAATCCCATTTCTTTTAATGGAGTAAGTAATAAATCTAATTTTAAATCACAAAAACTAAAATACCAAGCGCCTTGATTAAATAATAAAATATTAGCTAAAACTTGTTTTATAAAATCAATAAACTCATCATCAGGCATTGAATCATTTTTTATTTTTTCGTGTTTTGAATTTGCTCCTTTATGATGCAATACTTCTATTCCATCTTTTGTAGTATTACTTAATTCTTGTCCTTTGAAATTAACATTGTAGGGTGGGTCAGTAAATACCATATCCGCCTTTTGTCCATTCATTAGCTTTGCAACTTGGTCGCTATCCGTTGAATCACCACACAACAATCGGTGTTCGCCAATCTCAAATAAATCGCCTAAAACAATATCGGTTGTTATTTCGTTTGGTATTTCGTAATCATCTTCTTCAGCTTCTAATTCTTCAACGCTTAAATCAACTGGTAAATCTAAACCCCAATCTTCTAACTTATTAACATCCCATTCATTTGCTAAACTATCCCAATCCCATTCACCAAAACCTACATTATCTTTAATTAAAAACTCCGCTTTTTGTTCTTCAGTCCATTCGTCAGCTATAATAACGGGTATTTCTTTAAATTTTAACTCATTTAAGGCTTTTAAACGCATATTACCACCTAAGACGCAATATTTACCATCTACGTCAGTAAAAACGATTAAAGGGCGTTTATTCAGCATATCAGGAAATTCTTGGATAGACTTAACTAACTTTTGAAATTTTCCGTCTTTTATTATTCTTGGGTTCTTCGGGTTTGGTTTAACCTCGCTAATCTTAACTATTTGCATCTTCTTCTTTATAACTGTTGTATAAAATTTCAAGTTTATTCATTACATCCCTTAGACAACTACCGCATGAAGTAGGTTGCATATTTACTTTAAATACTCTATTGTAAATTTCTAACATTCTTTTTTGTTCGGTAGGTTTCATTGTGTAACGTTTTTCATTAAACCATTCAGATAAAAATTCGTGTTCGTCTTTTAGTAGACATTTAGGCTTTCGGTAAGGAAACAAAGAATTTAACTTTGCTTTTCTTTCATCGCATCCGCAATCTTCACCTAAAACCCATTTTGCTAATTTAGCCACTCCAGTAACTTCTAAAACTTTTTCTACCGTGTCCCCTAACCCTTCACTTTGTGCTGCTAATATTTCAGCTTTTGTACGTCTTTTTCGTGCCATAATTATTTAATTTTTAATTCGTTCAATAACATAATCTTTCGGGTATACCGCAACCACTTCTATTTTTTTACAACCTTCTTGCGAGTAAACTACAGTACAATCATTTTTAAAATCTATTAATAATTTACCGGGAATTGATAAAGTATATTCTTTGTAATCTGGTTTTACAACTCTAATGTAAGTCATTTTAGTTCTACATTTTTCTTCAGGTATTTCTTCAATTTCATCTATTAATGCTCCAAAATCATTTAAAGCGTTTGCGTGTGTTTGTCTACCAAGTTCCCCAAGTAATTGACTTGTTACCTCTAATAAAGTGTTTAAACCGTATATTTCTTTTCTTGTTCTTTGCATATTTATTTTATTAATTCGTAATCTTGGTTTTTAAAATCTTCGTAGTCTTCGCTTACATTTTCTTTCAATCGTTCTTTGCAAGTCTTAATTGTTTTCCAAACGCTTTTAAAACTTATTCCCGTTACACCTTCTATTTGTCGTGTACTCATTCCTGAAGTTCGGTAAAGGTCAAATAATAGTTGATCGTACCAATGCCATTGTTTAACCTCTTGGTTTATCTTTATTTCTAAACGTTTTTTCGCTTCAAGTATTTCGGGTAAGTATTCGTCTTTTATTTGGTAGGCTTCCGTTATGCTTACTTTTGTTATTCGTGTTTTGCTTTTTTTGTAATCAAAAGCCATGTTTCTTAATACCGTCCAGATAAAATTCTTATTTAGCTTGCCGTTTAAATAGAATCTTTCAACGTTATTTATTATAGCCATCTTTAAATACATTTCTTGAACTATATCTTCAGCGTAAAATTCTTCGTTAAAAGTGCCTACAATCTTTATCCAGTCGTTGTGGTGCTTACTTAATTCTAATAAAAACATTTCGTTTACCAAATCGAAATAGAATATTCAATTAATACTAAAACTAATAAGCCTACGCAAACACGGTGCATTGATTCTATAATTAGTTCGTCTTTGTATATCCACCTTTCAAATTTATAACTTGTTTTCCAATACACCAAAATAAGAAAAACCCTATCTAAAATAAATAGGGTTATCAGTATAGGTAAAAGTAAGGCGTATCTCACTTTACAAAGTTATACTATTTTTTTAAATATTTGACAAACGCCTTTCTTCAAATATTAATTCTTGGTAGTAATCAAATTCGTCTTGCATCATTTCAAAACCATAAAAACACGGGTCACTTATTATTATTTCTTCTAACATTTCACAAATTAAGTTCGTGTTTCGCTTGTTTAATGTACCGTGTTTTAGTATTCCATCTTCGTTATGAATTGTATAAGGCGTTAATTTAACATCAACTTGTTCTATTTCGTCACCGTCACGCTCAAATTCTACCTCAAATTGTAACTCCATTATTTTGCCTTTACCTAAATTAAGGTCTAATATTCCAGTTCCTTTGATAAAATCTAATGTTTCAATTGTCCAATTTCGTGTTTTCATAGCTTAAATATTAATTATTTCGACAAATATAATATTAAATATTAATATAAATACTATCTGAATAAAAAAAAATGCGGAATTTTTTACGTTCCGCACTTGAAATACTTGCAAAGTGTGGGCGACCGTGCTTCACAATCCATTAACCACTGCAAGTTTTAGCTTTGCCGAGCCTATTTATTGATAACGTAAACTTATTTTATTTCTACTTTTGTAATTGTAGATATCTTCAATCAATGTTCTATATTGGTCACGATTAGCACAGTCTACTAAAGCCGTTGGTTGTAATCTTACTTTATGCATAAATTCATTAAAATCAAA